TCCGCCGCGCCAACCAGGTACTCGGCATTGGTGGGCGCACCTCCGCCAGACAGCAGCAGCGAGACCAGGCCCATCACCGCGGGGCTCACCAGCACGACCCGCCCGTCGGCCAGCAACACAGCGGCCATCCCGTCGGCCCGGTCCTCGAGCAGTTTGCCGGCCAGGAGGTAGTCGGATCCTGGCACCAACGGGTTGCCCTGAATGTCGTTCGCCACGCGCCGCTACTCCACCACCAGGTAGGTCGTGAACCTGGTGAGCGTCGCGGTCGGCGCGCCCACGTAGGTGATCTGCAGTTCGAGCGCCGCGTTCGCCGCGATGTTGGCGTTCTGGTTGGGCGTCAGGACGTAGGCTGTGTTCGCGACCAGGTCGGCGCCGCCGCCCACACCGCCCAGCGCTGTGAACGTGCCGACGGTCCCGCTGAACAGGTTCTGCGCGGCCGTCAGGTTGCGCAGCTGGAACGTGACCTCGTTGCCCGACGTGCTCGTCGAGGCCGCGTTGCTCACCAGGATGATCTTCGTGACCGTGCGGGCCGCCGGCGACAGCCCGACGAACAGGTTGACCGTCGCGTTCACCGTGCCGTGCACGCCGGGCCCGAGCGTCTGCTGCGAGGTCGGCACGCCGAGGCGCGCAAAGATGTCCCACGCCGTGTTCGCGGCGTTGCGCTGCATCAGCAGACTGTTCGACTGATCGACCCAGAACTGATGGGCCACCGGGTTCGGTGGCGGTGACGTGCCCGCGAAGTGGTCGCGCAGCGTCGCGAAGGTATTGGGGATCTTCTGGGTCGCGACGACCGCCAGGTCGTCTTCCTCGGTGAACGGGGATTCGTAGGTCTGGGTCATGGTCAGTAGGCCGCCGCGACACGCAGTTCGCGGACGTAGGTCTGGTGGTTCAGGGTGCCGCGATCGAGGCGCAGCCGGATCTGCACCTTGCGCGCGGCGCGCACCTCGGGCGCCCGGTAGGTCTCCCACGAGCCCCAGGCGCTGCCATCGTGGAACCGGATCTCGATCCGGACGGCTGACCAGGCGCCGACGCTGCCGGCCGTGCCGATCGCCTGCAGCTCGCCGCGGTCCGCCGACGGCGTGCGCAGGTCCCGCAGCGACGTGCCGCTCATGTCGGCGACCCGCCGCTGCGACACGGGCCCGCGGCGCGCTGGCGAGGCCTCGCGCCCGCGGATCGACCACCAGCGCGCCTCGCCGCTGCCGATCGCGAACGTCAGGGCCCCGAGCTTCACGCTCTGCAGGCCGAAGTGGTCGACCCAGCAGGACCACCAGCAGTTCACCACCGAGCCGAGGTCGTGTTCCTGGCTCGTGTAGTAGCCGTGGTACTTGCCGGTCGCGATCACGAGCCGGTCGGTCGAGCCCCACGAGACGTCCGACAAGGTGCCGGGCGCCGACGCCACGAGCTCGATCTTGGGCCAGCTGGCGCCATCCGGCAGCTTGCGCGGCGCCGGCGCGGCGAACGTGACGGCGATGGGAAGTGGGCGGCTGCTGTAGAGGCCGTGCCGGCTGCGGGCGCGCACCCACAGGTTCGCGCCCGAGACGTTCGGCAGCTCGACCAGCAGGAACGGGTTGCGGGTCCTGGCGAGCCGCTGCGCCTCGTACCAATGCGTGCCAGCCCGCACCTCGTAGTAGTCGAGCTGCTGCATCGGCGGGTCCAGCGGGTCCCACTCGAGCAGGACGCCGCGGTCGGCGATGCGCGCGCGCAGGTGCGCGAGCGGCGGCAGGCTGATCCGCGGGAACTCGTCCGGCCGCACCTCGATGGTGGTCGAGTTCCCGGGCGGCGTGAACGCGCCGAACCGGTTCTGGAAGCTGACCGAAACGAGCCAGCTGGACCTGGGCGACAGGCCGGCGACCGGCAGTGAGCCAGTGCGCGACTCGCCGGCGAGCGTCCAGGTGTCGCCCTCCGGGGGTCGCACGAACACGCGCGCGAGCCGGTCCTCCTGCCCCGCCGGCCGGTCCCACGACACGAGGAAGTGGCCTGGCGTGCTGGCGCGTGCATAGACAAACCCGGCCGGCTCCGGCATGTCGGTCGAGCCAGTCCCGGCCCAGTCGCTGGTGTCCAGATCCGGCCCGATGTCGAGCGGATCGGTGCCGAAGATCTCGTCCGGGTCGAAGTCGTAGAACTCGGGGTGCCATTCGAGCCCCTGCACCTTGCGGCCCATGCCGTCGCCGGTCTCGATCCCGACGCACTCGTAGACCTTCAGCACGTTCCCGAGCGGGCCCAGCGCGATCGGCACGGCGGCCGCGAACGTCAGGGTCTTGGCGCCGCCGCCGGCCTGCGGCTGGGACATCGCGATGTCCGCGCCGGCCGCGAAGCTCTGGTCGCTGCCGCTCGTGGGCAGCCAGACCTCCTCGACCTTGAAGCCGGGCGGACTCGCGTCCGGCACAATGACGTGCGCGGCCCATTGCTCTGTCGCCGGCACGGTGATCGGGATGTCGAGCCGCAGGTTCGAGCTGCTGCCAGCGAACCCCGGGTAGAGCCGCGCGCCGTAGTTGTCGCGGCCGCCCGGCTTGATCGTGTCGGTCTGCACGCCGAACAGGTCGAACGGCTGGATCATGACGGCGTCGGGCCCGGCCTCGAACTCGACCGCGCTCTTCGCCAGCCGGTTGACGTTGTGCGCGAACAGCAGCTGGTAGCGGACCTGCGGCTTGCGCGTGGTGCCGAACGTCCCGATGCGCGCGGTCGTCGCGGGCTCCGCGTCGAGCGTGGTGTTGAACGCGCCGGCCCCGCGGGCGTTCGGGTCGTCTTGCTTCACCGGATCGTTCTCGTAGTCCATGTCCCGGTTCAGGAACGTGGTCGTGAGGACTGTCGGCCGGCGCCTCGTGTTGATCTTGTGCGTCGTGAACGCGCGCGAGCTCGATGACGCGAACACCTGGCGCAGGACCGGCCGCCACGTGCTGGCGACCTGCACCGCGCGGGCCGGCACGGTGCCGTGCGCATCGCGGTAGGAGTAGCGCACGGTGTAGCGGCGACCGATGCGGACCTGCTGCGCGCCGCAGGACGACAGGATCTTCTGGATGACGTCGCCCGCGCTCATGGTCTCGTCGATCACGCCGTCGAACCGGTAGCGCGGGAAGCCGCTGGCAATCTCCTGGTCGCAATAGTCGGCGAGGTTGCGGTAGGCCTGCAGGTCGACGTCGGCCTCGGAGATGCGGTTGCCGATCCCCTCCTTGGCCAGCATGTAGTCCAGCGCCACCCAGGCGTTGTTCTGACCGGGAGGATGCGTGTGGAAGTTGTGCGGCGCGGCCGGCACGGCCCACGTCTTCGCCGACCAGCCGTTGGTCGCGTCCCACACGCGGACTTCGCGCCCGCGCACGCGGAACCGGTAGTTCGGTTGACCGCCAGACCGCAGCTCGCTGCCGCGGATCTGTATTCCGACATAGGCAAGGCCAGGGTAGGCCAGGCTGTAGTCGAACTCGTAGGAGCAGAGCGTGAAGACCGCCGCGTCGATCTGCCGCGTCGTGCCGCGCACCGTGACGCGCTGCACCCGCACTTCCTTCTCTTCGTCGCCTGGCAACGTGAACGTGTGCGCGACGGAGAACGGGACTCGGTCGAGCCGACCGACCGCGGTCCAGGGCGACAGCACCGGCGACCAGGCCGCACTGCTGCCGGCCACGCGCCAATGCAGATCGAACTGCAGCTGATGTGCCTGTGGGTTGCCGTCGTTGTCGAGCGCGTAGAGGCCGCCGGGGAACCGCACGACTGCCGTGACCGTCGTGTTGATGCCGCCGACCGGCGGGGGCGGGATGGTCGCGATCCCGTGGTTGAGCGCATCGTCGAGCGGAGTCGACACCGTGACCAGGTTGCCGGGGCCGTACGGGAACCCGTTCTGCGGGTCCGAAGGCTCGAAGCCGAGCGGCCCCTGCCCAGGCTTGCCGAGCCGGATCCCCATGATGACGCGGGCCGGCCCGATGCCGCCGTTCGGCGCGCCCGGGGTGGTGTCGAGGATCTGGCCGTTGATCCGCACGTGCTCGGGCAGCGGCCGGTTCTCCGAACCCAGCAGGTCGGCGTGGCCCTGCGCGTCGCCCAGGATGCCGCCGACCGAGTGCAGCGGACCGTGCCCCAGCACGACCAACTGGTAGAGCGACTCGCTGCCGTCGGCGGCCGGCCGGACCGCGCTGCTCACGACCGTGCCGGGCACATCGATCTCGCCGTAGATCAGCGGGATGGTGCCGCCGGGCCCGGCCTCGGTCTGCATCCCGTCCCACGCATAGGTCTGCGAAGAGTTGTCGTCGCGGCCCAGATCCTGCGGTATCGGCACCAACTTGGCGATCGCGGCGCCGACCCCGCGCATCATCAGCTTGAAGCCGTAGATCGAGAGGACCGCCGGCCCCGCGTAGAGGTAGGCGAGCGCTCGCTTCCAGCTCAGCCGTCCCACTCAGAGCCTCCTCGGCAGGCCAGGGAAGGCCCGGTAGTTCCGCGGGTGCCGCCGGGCGAACCCGGCCGCGACCTCGAGGTTGCCGATCTGCACGCAGCGCGCGAACGTCCGGTTGCAGGCCGCCTCGGGTCCGCGGTACGCGCAGTTGTCATCCTTGAAGACGTTCTGGCACCCGTCGCGCGTGAACACGCCCTGGTTTCCTGGCTGCACGAACACGTTCGGCGCCTCGAGCGCGAAGGTGATCGCCTCGCGCCCGATCATCACGTCGTTGATCACGAGGTCGAGCGTCTCGACTGCTGCGGTCAGGTTGGTGACGTTGAGGCGGTAGCCGGTCACCGGCATATCGTGAAAGCCGTGCCCGAGCTCGGCGTAGTAGGCCATCTCGCGCGTTGCGTTGCTGATCGTCAGCTCGGCCGTCAGCAGGTCCCCGTCGGTGGCCTGGCGCAGGTTCCCGAACCCCACGGGGAACGGATAGTAGGTCTGGCCCAGGAAGGTGATCGGCTCGTGCCAGGCGCAGATCCGGAACACCGTGGTCGCGGCCTCGGTGCGGTCCGCCACGATCTTCCAGAGCCACACGTAGGCCGTGCCGACCTGCTGGCGCAGGACGCTCTCGACGATCCAGGACGGCAGCGTCAGGACCATCAGGATCCTCCCAGCCAGAGCAACTCGATCGCCTCGATCGTCAGCTCCCACGTGCTGAGACCGGTCCCCTGCAGAGGCGCCGACGACAGACGCCGCTGCCGCGGATGACCCCCGACGATCGCGAAGGCGCGCTCCGTGTCTTCACCCTCGAGCCGCACCTTGAACGCGGCGCGCTGCTGCGTGCTGAAGAAGCTCAGCAACGACGCGAGGTTCGCCTCGGTTATCGGTCCGAAGATCAGCTGACTGCGCTGGCGCACGCCGAGGAGACGCGGCCACACGGTGCGGTGCCCGTCCTCGCTCTCCATCTCCTCCGAATCGGCACCCACCAGTTCGCCGTTCTGCACGAACGATGGCACCACCGGCGGCGTGACGAGACTTCCGAGCGCCAGCGCTTCGCGCTCGAGCACCACGTCGATCTCGGGCCCTGCCTGTGGTCGCGACGCTGGCGCCGGTGCCTGGTCGAACGTGTAGAACGCGACGGTCGAGATGTAGCGCCCGCGGGTCATCTGGACGCCGCGGGGCTCGGCGGGGTTGCGGAATCCCTGGACGCCGAACTCGTTCACGCCGAGCGGGTTGTGCCAGGTCGGCAGAAAGAGCGGCGGCGCCGTGTCGAGGCCGAGCGGCAGCTGCTGCTGCAGACAGGTCTGGAACAGACCGAGAGTCGGGGCCTGCGGCGTGACCTGGCCGTTGCGTCGCACGGCGAAGCGCGCGCTGTGCGTCGAGGTCAGCAGGCTGTCCATGGCCCCGCTGACCAGGACCATGTAGCCGGGCTCCTGCGCCGAGACCTCGTCGTTCACCACCAGAGCCCGGTAGGGCCCGATGTCCGCCGTCCAGTCGACGACTTGGTCGCCGCCCAGATAGCCGCCACTCACCACCTGCGTGTCGCCGAACGCGCGCGCGAAATCGTCGACCCGATGGGTGAACGCGACGTCCTGATCGAATGCGCGCATCGGCACGGCGAAGATCGCGGCCCGATGTACCTGCGCGTACGGTGTCCCGAGGCTCGAATTGACGATGGTCAGGCCAGCGAGCTGCAGCTTGTGTGCGTTCGCCGGCGTGGCGACCGGGATCACCGACATGCCGCCCTGGTGCAGGATTGCCTGCAGCCGCGGGTCGAACCAGGTCATTTGCGCGTTGACCGCCATCCCGGGCGTCGTGTCGCGCCAATTGAACGCGGTGTCGAGCACCGTGGCGCCGGCCGCATCGGCCAGGCGCAGCGCCGATTGGAACGGCACCGGCGCGGTCGGCGTGACCGCGGCGACCGTATGGAACGCCAACAACTCGCCGTCCGCCCCGACGAAGTTGGCCGCCACGTCCGCGAAGTGGAACACGGCGGCTGGTCCGGGGAGATAGGGGATGGCGGCGCCGGCGTAGTTGATCGCCTCGCCCCACGCGAACGGGATGCCGTTCGTCGAGAGCTGCGTCAGGTCGAACGCCAGGATCCGGACGTTGTCGACGCTGAACCTGCCCTGGATGTTGCCCGCGTTGAGCAGGTCGTTGATCCGCGCGACGATCCGCAGGGTCGTGCCTGCCTGGTAGTTCTGCACACGATGCAGGAACAGGAACTGCTGCGCGCGCGCGGTGACGCGCCAGGTCGCGTCGTACCAGTGCTGCCGTGCCAGGTAGTTCGTCCAGCCATTCACGCCGATCTGCAGCCCGACCTCGGCCGCGGCGCCGCCGTTCCCCACCAGCCCGCCCCGATTGCCGAAGAGCCCGGTGCACACGAACAGGTAGTCGCGACCGGTCTGCAACGACGCCGTCTCGGTCAGGTTGGCGGCTTCGAGCATCACCTGGGACGCGCCGCCGCCCGAACTCACGGTGGATACGAACTGGCTCTGCCCGGCCTCCCAGAAGTGGACCAGGCGCGACGCCATCAGCCGACCTCGCGCAAGTGGCTGAGGCTGTTCTTCTGCTGCAGCGCCTCGTGGACCAGGCGCGCGATCGTGTCGGCGTTGTTCTGCAGGAAGCGCGCGCCGGACTGGCCGTCCGGCATCATCAGGTTGAAGTTCACGACCAGCCCGCCACCGGGCCCAGCCGCGTCGCCCAGGTCGACCGGGATCTTGCCGCCCTTCAACGGGACGAACGCTTCGGAGCCGCGCTCGCCGAAGATCGCCATGGTCGGGCGCGTCGCCACGCCGCCGTCGGCGAACTTGCGCACGCGACTGACGCGCCGGTTCGTGACGCCGCCCTCCGCGAGCAGCAGGCTGGCGCCACCGGTCGGTACGGCGAACGCCAGCTTCAGCGCCATGATGATGGCCATCTGGATCGCGATCTGCACCAGCGCCCGGATCATGGTGGCGGCCAGCTGCTTGAAGGCCTGTTCGGTCGAGCCGATGCCGAGCACCGCGTCCGTGAGCGCGTCGGTCAGGCCGTTCAGGCCCTGGCTGACGATCTCGTTGGCCGCCTGCGTGCCGAACTTCTGTAGGTCGGTGAACCCGCGGATCGCGTCGTGTAGGCCGGTCGTGAACCCGTCGAAGAAGTCGGGACTGCCGAACAGGCTCTGCTGCTGCTGGATCTGCCCGTTGATCAGATCGAGCAGCCTCCGTGCCTCCTCGAGCGACGGGATCAGGCCCGCGTCCAGCGCGTCGGCGATGCGCTGCGCCCACTCGGCCTTCTCGATGTCGGCGTTTGCCTGGCGGAACGCCAGCGTGTCTGGCATCAGCGCCGCGATCGACTGCTGCAGGGCGCGCAGCTGTTGCTCGCGCTGCTCGCCGAAGGTCTTGTCCATCTGCGCCGAGATGGCCACGAACGCGGCGCGGGCCTCGTCGGCCGGGATGCCAAGGTCGTCGACGGCCTGCTGCAGCCGGTCGGCCCACTCGACCTTCTCGAGGTCGCGGCTGACCTGGCGGAACGCCTCGTAGTCGGGCAGGGCCGCGGCGATCGCGCGGCGCAGCTCCATGATCTTGGCGGCCTGCTCGGCCGCGCCGGTGTCGAGGACTGCGGGGCGGGCCGCGGCAACGCCGCCGCCGCCCGTGCCGGCGAAGGCCGGGTTGCCTGGGCCCGGGAGGATCGGGGCGAGGCCCTGCGCGGCGCCCTGGCCCTGCAGGGCCTGCAAGGCCCTGCGCGTCGCCTCGTACTCCTGGGCCATCTTGTCGACCGCTTCGCGGAGGCCTGCGCCGGCGCCGGCCTGCAGGGCCCGCATCTCGTTCTGCAGCCCCTCCTGCTGCTGCTTCAACCGCTCGAAAGCCGGGTCCGCCACACCGGCCCCCAGGAACGGCAGGGCCTGCATCTGCTTGCCGATCGCCTGCAGCTCGGCCGCCAGCGTCCGTTGGCGATCGACGCTGCCGCGCCCGACCAGGTCGAGCGTCAGGTCGATGTTCGTGACCAGGTCGGCGAGGCCGCGCCCGGCTGCGAACAGGGCCTGCACGATGGCGTCGCCGATCCGTTGGGCCGCCGCGACGATCGTGTCCTTGTTCGCGACGATCAGCTGGCCGAGCCGCTCGACGAAGCCGGCCGCGCGCTCGCCGAACGCCGTGGCCAGCGCGAGCCCGACGTCCTCCACCGACAGCTTCAGCTTCTTCAGCGCGTCGCTGAACGAGCCGGCGGCCGCGGCCTCGCCGCCCGAGATCGTGGCGCCGAACTTGCGCGCTTCCGCGACGAAGCCGGCGAAGGCCTGCTGGCCGTCGCCGAGCAGCGGCACCAGCTTCTCGAACTGCTCGGGGAACAGGCGCGACAGGATCAGGGCCTTGTCCTGCGCGCTGCTGAACTTGCCGAGGCTCGTCGCTATCCGCTCGAACAGCTGGCCCGGGCTCAGGCGCCCCAGGTCCTCCAGCGAGATGCCCAGATCCCGGAACACGGCCGCCAGGTTGCCCTTGCCCTGGCCCGACAGGAGCTTCGCGGTGGTCTGCTGCAGGGATCGCAGGATGCCCTCGAACTCCTGGGCCGGCACGTCCGCCAGGATGAACGCGCCGCGCAGCTCGCTCAGTTCCTCGACCGTCGTGCCGAGGCTCTTGGCGAACCGCTGCAACGACCCCGCGTCCTCGAGCAGGCCGGTGAAGGCCTGCGCGCCGGCCTTGGCCGCGAGGAACGTGTAGAAGCCGGTGATGGCACCGCGGACGCTCGTGAGGATGGAGAAGACACCGCGAAAGGGCGCCGTGATCGCCGACCCCAGTCCGCGCATGAAGCGCTGGATCTTCTGCAGCACCGGGAGCGCGTAGTCCCGGACCTTGAAGGTGATCTCGATGCCGCGCTGCGTGTTAGCCACGGCCTGCCCCCGCCGCGGCCTTGGCCTTGGCTGCCTCGGCCTTCATGCGCTCCTCATAGTACTTGCCGTACTCGGCCGCGACCACGTGCAGAGCCGCAAGTGTCTTGGCCGGCAACGCGAACAGACCACCGTCCGCCGGCGCGACGCCAGCGTGTTCCATCCACATGAACGCCTGGCACACGCGCAGCGAGTCGAACCGGGCCAGCTTGCGCGGGCACTCGCACACGCCCCACTCGCCCGTGCCGTGGCAGACCGGACAGTTGGGGTCGTGGTCGTTCGCTGGGCCCGCGCGCACACACGCGAAGCACGCCCAGCGCTCCACGGGTTCCGGGACCGGGCCCAGGCAGCCCCACGTTCTGGCTTGTTCTTCGTCACGCGAACAGACCTTGCAGTCATATGGCAGCGACGCGAAGCAGACCGCCGCCGCCACGATCAGTTTTTTTCTTCGTCCTCGGTCAGCACGCTGCTCGCCTGGATGGCCTCGCTCAGTTCCATCTTGCACCACGGCGGCAGTCGATCGAGGAAGCGCTCGGACACCGGATCTTTGACCTGCACGCCCAGGACGTTGAGTGTCTTCGGCTCGGCCTCGAACAGCACCTCGTTGCCCTTGCTGTCCTGCATGCCGCGCGCGCCGCGCAAGCCGTAGCGCAGCACATGGTAGGTCTGCGTGCCGTACGCGACCTTCCACTGGCCGCCGTTGTCGAACGTCGCCTGGCCGTCCTGCAGGTGTCTCAACGCCGCCGAGTTGAGCCCGCGCAAGCTGAACACGGTCGGGTGCTCGTCCTTGCGGTCGCGCTTCAGGACGTAGTCGAAGGTCTCGTTCGGGTCGATCGCGATGATCATGGGTTGCGTTCCGTCTCTCGAATGCGGCCGAGGTGGCCTCGCGGCGCCTCGGCCTGGGTTGCCGATCAGAGCAGGCAGATCAGGAGCTCGAGGTCGTCGACCTGCGTCAGCAGGCCGCCGCCGTCCGAGTCCCATCCGACCGCATCGTAGGTTGCGTTGAACGTGCCGATCCCGTCGTCGTCGTTGGGCTCCAGCGCGGTGACCTGCGCGTAGGCGGAGATGAGCGTGACCAGCTTGCCTTCCTCCGTGCCCAGCTGGATGGCCACCGGCTTCTCGGCGCCGCCGCCCATCAGCGCGTCGTCGAACTGCCAGCCACCCTCGCCCGGGATCTCGGCCTCGAACGCCCACTGCGGTTTGCGGCCGGTCAGCACGGTCGGCGACCTGCCGTCCGTCCCGTTGCAGTCGCCGGGGGTCACGAGCGTGTTGTTGAGGTTCAGCCCGATCGAGCGGACGCGCAGCGGCCAGCCCACGGACCACACCGAGCCATTGACCAGGCGCGGCGGGAGGACACCACCGCCGAAGTCGATGGTTGCGGGCGGCGCGTTGTCGGTCGCCGAGACGTACTGGCCGCTCATTTCGAAGGTCACGCGCAGCGTCTTGCCAGCCTCGCCGGAGAACGAGACGTTGCCGCGCGCACCGCTCGCCGCCCTCTGGTAGTTGTCCAGGTTGCTGATGATGTAGAGCGACTTGCCGCGCACCTGGCGCAGGTCCGAGATCGTCACCTTGGCCGCGCCGCCATCGACGAGCTCGGTCCCGAGCTGCACGTCGAAGATCTCGAACCCAGCCTCGATCACGCCATACATGGGGCGCACGATCAGATACGGACCGTAGGTCACGGTCACGGACGCCCCGGCCGCCTCGGTCACCAGCACCTCTTCGACCCGGATCTTGTTGGTCGTGCTGTCGATCACGGTGAGCGCGCCGTTGTTGCTCACGCTACCAGTGACCGCGATGCGCTCGCCCTGCTTCGGCTTGTTGGTCCACGACCCGGCCGAGAGGTTCAGGCTGTTGTCGGTCGCCGAGAAACTGACCAGGATGCTGGCCGCCAGGACCGGGGTGGTCGCGGTGTAGGCCATCGAGTGGGCCGCACCACGGTTGTTCAGCGCCAGCCCGCCCGGGTTGAAGATCAGGGTGTGGCCGATCGTCAGTGCGCCGAGGCCAGCCGCGAGGTCCGCGTTCAGCTTCACCTCGACCCAGCGCTCCGAATCCGGCCGGAACAACTGGCCGTGGTCACTGACCAGCGTGATGGCGCCGCTGACGTGGGTCGACTGCTTGAAGTCGAGCGTCTTGCCGGCGCCGGCAGCCAGGGGGCCGCTGTCGACGAACAGGAACACGGCGTCGTGCGTGCTGCCGGCCGCGCCCGACGAGTTGTACTTGGCGCTGATGTAGCCGGCGACCACGGCGAGCCCGACTATCACGGCCGCATCCTTCAGCCGGCAGATCTCCCCGAGCCACGGGCGGTTGCCGACGCCCAGCGTCGGGATGATCACGCGCTGGATCCGATTGGTCCCGTCCTTGTAGAACCCGCAGGCCTCGAGATAGCGCACCCACCGGGGCTCCTTCACCGGATCGCCCGACCCGACCATCTCGGTGACGACGCGCGCCAAGATGTTGCCGGGGCCGGGGGTTTGGCCGCGGGGCGTCAGGCTGCGGCGCGAGGCCGTGTTCGCGATCCCCTCGCGCTCGTGGCGCACGTCGGGCACCTCGACCGTGAGGATGCCGTGCTTCTCGGGGTTCGTCGCGAGAGTGGTGGGGATCGATCCCTCGGACTTCTCGGTCG